TATTTGGGATTAAAATATAAAGATGGCACTACTGAAGATGTAAAAAGTGCAACGCAAGCTTCAATTTCCTCAGAATTATCAGACAATCTTGGTATTATGTCAATTGATACCATTTTTACAGAACCAAAGGAAACATTTTTAGAGGTTACACTATCATTTAATTTTGATCCAGATTTAACCGGTACAACATTGCAAACAACTCAAACAACGATCGAAAATACAATAAAACAATATTTTACTGATAATTTAAATACATTTGGTAAAATATTTAGATCCTCGACAATATTGACAATAATTGATGCACTATCACCGGCAATTTTAAATTCATCATTGGAAACAAAAATACAACAAAGACTGGAAGTAGATAGTATAACACCAGCTAATGGGTTACAATTAAATGTTCAAAGGGATTATTCAATAAATTTTCCTGTTGCATTAGCAACACCCGACGACATTAATCATACTGTTTTATCCACAGCTTTTACTGTTGGTGGTGTATCCGTTTTTCTAAGAAATTTATTGGAATCAACAAAATTACAATTAATAAATAATGCAGATGGTAGTGTGTTTATAGATAATGTTGGTTCATATAATACCTCAACTGGTGTTATAACAATCAGTGGACAAAATATTACGGCAATAAACGGTGATGCAATAAAAATAACTGCTACTCCGAAAGATCCAAATACCATTAAACCACTCAGAAATTATATTTTAAAAAATGATACTGTTAGATCAAGAGCTTCCGGAACATTTGATTTTCAGAATACCGCGGTAACAATTAGCTAATGACATTCACTACAGATAAAAATAGAAAAGCTGAAAAATTAGTACAGTCACGTATAAAGGAATCTTTGCCTGCATATTTTACAGAAGATAATCCTAATTTAATAACATTTTTGGAAAAATATTATGAGTTTTTGGATAGTGATGGGCAATATTCGTTTAATTCATCAGTACGTGAAATTATTTCTGCAAGAGACACACAAGAAAATAGCACTGAGTTATTAAATGAGGTTATAAAAGAAATAGGCGACGGGTTACAGTCTGCTTCATTTTTCCACCAACCTAGATTAATGGCCAAACTTCTTGGTGCATTTTATAGATCCAAAGGAACTTTGGTTTCTGCCGAAGGATTTTTTAGAGGATTTTTTAATGAGTCCTTGGAAGTTGAATACCCTAAGGATCAAATTTTTATTGTGGGTGAATCTAATATAGGATTTGAGGATAGAAAATTTATTCAAAATAATGAATTATACCAAATATTTTCCATATTGCTTAAAACTGGTATATCAACCACTGATTATGAAACATTATATAAAAAGTTTGTACACCCTGCTGGTTGGTATTTTCAAGGCGAGGTTATTACCACAAATGAAATAAATTTAAATATTAATCAACTTGCAAGCGGTGATAGTATTAGGCCAGATCTTATAGAAACATCAACAAAAGTATTTGGACCAGAAACACTTATTACACCTACATTACCATTTCACGAACTTACATTACTCCTTGATAGTAATGGACAGAATGTAAGAGCAACATTATCAAGTTTGATCTCTGCCTATCAGGATCTTACTGCAGCAGAAATTAATAAATTTTATAAATCTATTATAGAAATAATAGCTCCAAATTCATTTACATTTGACGATAGCGATATAGGTGACAGCGCAGGAACAGCAAGACCAGATTTTTCACTTGCAATTGAGACTATGGATAATGATATGTTTACAAGATATTCTTCAGATTCCACCTTTTAACAGATATAAATAGAATAAACTATAAAGAGTAAAAAATGACAAGACAAAATATTAGTACAGGAACCGCGGCAAATGATGGTACTGGTGATACTTTACGGAGCGCCGGTGTTAAAATAAACAGTAATTTTGCAGAGGTATATACATTCCTTGGTGGTAATAGTAGTACCTTATCCTCACAAATATCGCTTGAAGATAGTGCAGTAGTTTTTGAAGGTGCAGCAGCTAACAACCACGAAATGAGATTGACAACTGTTGAACCTTCAGCAGATCGTCAAATTCAATTACCAAATGCAAGTGGTATTGTAACCCTTAATAATGCCACTCAAACTTTAACGAATAAGACACTTACAAGCCCCGCAATTACTACGCCATCTATTACCACAGCTATTAATGATGCAAATGATAATGAGATTATTAAGTTTACTGCAACAGGATCGGCAGTTAACGAAATTACGGTTGTTAACTCAACTAGTACTAACGCGGTTCAGATTAATGCAACAGGAACAGCCACGAACCTTAATTTAAATTTAAATGCAAAAGGCACTGGTTCAATTAATTTGAGTAAAGCTGCTTTTAGTTCTACAACTGTTGATACTAATGCTGCGTCAATAGTAAGTGGCACATTAATTATAGGAAATAAAAGTGCAGGTAGTACTTTAACACTAAGTTTACTTAATGGAACTACTGTAGGCGAATATAAAATTTTTACAAATAAAGGTTCAGACGCAATGGAAGTTACACCAGTTACTTTTAGAGGTTCTCAAACTAAATTCACATTAGCACAATTCGACGGTTGTACTTGTATATGGGATGGAAGTGCTTGGTTCTTAGTAGGAAACCAAGGCGAAGTAACGGTAGCATAAGGAATAGAATATGTCAGCAATAGTAACAGATGATTTAAAACACACAATTTCAGAATTTTTGCTAGAGGATTCTGCCTCGACATATTATGTTGGAATCGGTAAGGTTGATCAATATGATTCCTCGGATATAGTGTCAACTCCTTTAAGAACAAATTTTGAAGAGGCAGAGGCTAGGGCAAATTTAATTTCAATTAAAAAGGTTCCAGCTGGAAATATTTCTCTGGTTATTCCCAGATATAACTGGGTTTCTGGTACAACATACTCTGCGTTTTCGGATACATCTGTTGGTATACCTACAAATGCTTACTATGTTCTCACAGAAGATAATGAGGTATATATCTGTATACAACAAGGTAAAACTGCTACTGGAGCATCAAACGTTTCTATTGTTAAACCATCATATACCGCGGCCAGTGTAACCGATACGGCAATATTTGAAACCGCAGATGGTTATAGATGGAAATTTGCATATTCATTATCTGCCTCCAGAGCAAATACATTTTTAACATCAGGTTTTATTCCAATTGAGTATGTTAAAAATATTGGGTCACCAAATACATTTCAAGCCCAACAAAATAAAGTCGAGACAACTGCTGATAGTGGAGCAATTGTTGGCGTAAGAATTATTGACGGTGGTAGTGGTTACACTGGATCAACCACCTCAATTAAATTTAGAGGTGATGGCCACAGTGCATCTGCAACAGCAACAATATCCGGTGGATCAATCGTAAAGGTTGAAATGGATGATTCCGATGCTGGAACCCAGGCAGTTACTGGTGGTGGAGGTAAGAATTATACCTACGCAAGTGCATCATTTACAGGTGATGCAACATTAAAACCGATTTTAAGTTCAAAAAATGGATTAGGTAGTGATCTTGTCAGAGATCTAAAATGTACCTCAGTTATGTTTAATGCAAAACTTTCTGGTTCTGAAAATGGTACCATTAATACTGATAATGATTTTAGACAAATAACATTACTCAGAAACTTAACGGAAAACAATTCTGGTGCCAATATTAATGGTACCGGTTATAAGGTAGGTAGGTCTATTCTTATGGATGCCACTGTTGCAGGAATTGGTGCAGATGCTACCATAACGGATGATACGTCAGGTGTTACGGCAACAGTTGTTGAGGTTGATAGTGACGGTTCTGCTCTTCCGTCTGCGGGTAAAACCATCTTTAGATTTATTCAAAATCAAAATAATATAATTGGACCATTTACTGCAGGTGGAAACATTAATGGTGGAACAGGTACAATTGATGGTTCATCGGGTGATTCCGATGGTCTTGTAGATATTAACTCCGGCGAGATGTTATACATAGAAAATAGATCAAAAGTGCAGAGAAGCACATCACAATCAGAAGATATAAAAATTATTTTAACGGTGTAAACAAATGACAACCTCAGTAACAAATACCACATTTCCAATAACTTATAAAGATGATTTTGTGGATTCTGATAATTTCCACAGAGTTTTATTTAATTCAGGAAAGGCATTACAATCCAGAGAATTGACCCAAATGCAGACAATTATCCAGGAGGAAATTGCTAGATTTGGTTCAAATATTTTTGTAGAAGGTGGTGTTGTTAATGGTTCCGGTTTTACGGTTAATAAAAAATATGAATTTATTAAACTTGCCATTGGTACACTTACAGGTGATGGTTCAAATCTTATAGGTATTGAATTTACTGAGAATGGTACTGGTGTAAAATTTAAAATTTTAGAGGTAGTAACCGCTGCAATTACTGGAGATGCCGATACTCTATATGTTCAATATACAGATA